TGCAATGTTTTCCATATATAATGATTTTCTTATCGGGTGTTGATATGGAGCGTATCATATTGTTTAATAAATGTTCTTCACTATTTGCGTCTATAGTTCCTATAATGAGACAATCTTGTTCATGCAACTCCAACACATTAATTACAATGCATTTATCCGGATTTTTACATGCATATAACATTGTGTCAAAGTTTATGTATAGTGGCTCTCTCTTTTTAAATAAAAAGAAATCCATATATAAAGTTGAATGGAAAACTGTATAAATATATTTCATATACAATACTATAAATTACAACGCTTTTTCAAACATGGATATTCTAAATCAAGTTAAATTGACTCGCTCTGAATGGGATTCTATTGAAATACCAGTGCCTTCCAGCGAAAAAGAAATATTAAAAATGATACATCAAGGCTACAATAATATCAATCTTATTGTTAATAATAATCTCAATATGATACAATATACAAAATTATCACCGTCCTCCGAAATACACTCGTATTTATTTCAAAAATACTTTAAACCTATTATTTATGATTCCTTTGAAAAAGTGAAAAAAAATGACCCTCTTTTAGAATCGTTTTCCGACGACGACAAAACATTGAAAAAAATGAAAAGCGCGGATTTAATTCGGATTCAAAATGTGGACAAATCCATAAGTGTCAACATAAAAGACATTTACGAATATGATGTCATGGATTTATGCAGAATTATATTTAAAAAAATGTACAAAAAACAATCGTATTTATTAGAACTATACACTCTCACTCAATGGGAAAAAGCCAAGATTGAACACTCTAACCCTCATGTGTTGAAACTAATGAGTATAGTGATTAAATATGGGGTTAACAATTCTAGCATTGAATCTGTGGTTCAAGAATCTTTTCATTTGATTGAGAAAAACGCTAAACTATACAAATATGATAATTTATATCTTCATAGCCATCAAAAAGAATTATTCTCTTTGTGCAAAACCACGAAAAACCCGAAAATGATTTTATATACAGCACCTACCGGTACTGGAAAGACATTATCCCCTATAGGGTTGTGTAATGGCTACAAAATCATATTCGTTTGTGTTGCTCGTCATGTTGGTCTAGCACTAGCAAAATCGGCAATAAGCATTGAAAAAAAAGTAGCATTCGCGTTTGGTTGTGAAACGGTTTCCGATATTCGGTTGCATTATTTTGCAGCCGTTGATTATGAAGTTAATCGCAAATCCGGTGGCATTTGGAGAGTGGATAATAGCAATGGGTCTATGGTGGAAATAATGATTTGCGACGTACATTCGTATTTACACGCCATGAACTATATGTGTGCATTTAATGAAGCGTCCAATATTATTACGTATTGGGATGAACCGACAATGACATTGGATTATGAAACGCACGAATTACATGCGAAAATCAAAGACATATGGAACAATAATCGCATACCCAATATTGTATTGTCTTGCGCAACTTTGCCTAAAGAAGAAGAATTAATGTATTGTTTACAAGATTTTAGAACCCATTTTGAAAATGCCGAAATCAATACAATTACTTCATACGATTGCAAAAAATCAATCCCCATCTTAAATTCCAAAGGATTCAGTTTTGTACCTCATTTGTATTGCAATACTATTACACAATTACACGAATATGCTTCGTTTTGCAAAGGAAACAAAACATTGTTGCGATATTTTGATTTAGAAGAAATTATCAGTTTCATTTTATTTATTCATAACCATTGCAACGGCTTGGAAAATCATTTACATATGGATGCGCATTTTGAATCCATCAAAGAAGTCAATATGAATAATTTGAAATTGTATTACTTAAATCTATTGGAATCCATAGATGAAATGCAGTGGAAATACGCGAAATATCATTTATTATTGAATCAAAAGAAGAAATATCATATAAATGGTCAGAACGGAAACCCTTTAGAAAGAACTCAAAGCGTACAACCCACTGCAAACGATAGAGATAATCAGACTATAGTACGCAATCAGAGTGATACTACAATAAATGAAACACCTAGAGCACAAATGGAAGCCGCGCTAGAAGGTGTATTTCTAACAACCAAAGATGCATATACATTGACCGATGGTCCAACCATTTATTTGGCCGACAATATAATGAATTTAGCAAAATTTTACGTAAAACAAAGTAAAATTCCCGATATGTTATTGCAACAATTATTGCATCGTATCCAGCGGAATGATGATTTATTTAAAAATATTCAAACAATGGAACAAGAATTAGAACTGAAATTACGGGTCAAAGACAATGTAAAAACCGATGACCAAAAAGAGAAAAAACCTATACAAGAAAAAGAAGGTTTAGAAGAAAATACCCAAGTGTTGAAAGACAATATTCAAAACTTGAGGTCGCAATTGTTTCATATTACACTACATCCCGCCTATATCCCCAATAAAAATACACATCAAGAAAAATGGACTCCTGATAAAAAACTCCATCCAAATGCTTTTACCTCGGATTTAGGCGAAAATCATGTCAAACAAATCATGAAAATGGATATTTCAACCAGCTATAAAGTACTCATATTAATGGGAATCGGCGTATTAATCAAGCAAGAAATCAAAGAATACGAAGAAATGGTGAAAACATTGGCAGAAGAACAAAAGTTATTCCTTATATTGACCTCATCGGATTATATTTATGGAACCAATTATCAATTTTGCCATGGATTCATTGGAAAAGATTTACAATACATGACACCTCAAAAAACATTACAAGCCATGGGACGTATTGGTCGCAATAAACATCAACAAGATTACAGTGTCCGTTTCAGAGACGACAATATGATACACAATTTATTCCGTGCACAAGACAATTTAGAAGCCGTAAATATGAATCAATTATTTTGCCGTGATTAATGCGATTTCATATTGTCTATTGTTGTTTTATTATACACATCTTGCAATAAATATTCATAAATAAAAACGTCTTCATCATTTAGGGTAACGGATGCATATAATACATCATTTTTTATCAATAAACAAGTACATTTTTCCGCATTTTTGTTTTCATCATTAAAAGAAAATACAAAAGGTTTAGACATTCCGCATAATTTGTATGTGTCTGTCAACAACAACCATAAAGAATATACATATTGTCCTTCATTTACAATACGTACATTGATTAAATATTTGTTGTATGTATCGCAATAAATACATGCACCTCCTTCTATTTCACATTTTTTCAAATTGAATATTTTTTGAAAATGGACTAAATTAGTAGTACCGTTTTCAATATTTGCCGATATAATACGCAATGGGTCATATGAATGAATCATAAACAATACATCTCCCGTTTTTTGCATTAACAACCATTTTTTCCCCCGTTTTTCTTTTTTTTTAAATGTATTTTTCAATTCCACTATATTGTGAATATGACCATTGCTAATATCAAAGTGACACAATGCCATCGTCGGCTTGAGTTTCTCATTATTGTCCATCAATATTGCGGTCATATAGTCTTCTGATATGAGACTACAATCTTCTATACCAGAACATTCGTCGTTGAATGTTTTTCGTCCGGTAGTTTCATTCATGCGTGTAGATTCAATAATTTGAAACATATGGTCCATACGTAGTAAATGTGTAACGTGCTCAGTAATTGTATAATCATAACCGAAAACGTTCATTTTGTTTTGAATTATTGCTAAATATTGTGCGGGATTGTCAGGATGTACTATAAAAGATAAATTATATCCTTCATGTTGGATTTTTTGTTTATTCAGCGGACGTATTACTACATCATCAATGTCTTCTAGACTCATGTATTACTATATAATTAATACATGAATGATTTACGTATCTTCCAACGTAATTGAAACTGGATATTTCAATACACAATAATCTCTCCATGATGTTTTATGTGGACTATTTAATTCACACCAATCAAATAATATTTTATTGTTTTTTGAATATTTAGGGAAAGGTGTCCACAAACCGTATTTGAAATGAATGTACAAATTCATTAATGCCATTTCATTGGTTTTGCATATTGGGTATTTTAGCATACCTTCCATCATTTCCTCTTTTGAGACAATATCTAGTATTGCCGTATCGTAAATCCATACACAATTTAAAAAATAAGGTTCTTTTAAATCATTTAATTTAGGAAATTCTTGTTTCAATAATGCCATATACGATGGGTTTGCATGACTGACTTGTGTCTCAAATAATTTACCTGGGTTAGGTTTTATATAGTTTCCACCGTCGTCTGGAGCGAGGAATTTGTTTTTATAGTCCAATGACAATAGCGAATCATTTACGTCTGTCAATATACGCAACCCCGCATCTAAAAATACAACGCGGTCCCATTGCTTAAAATAAGTGTCCATCACGTGTAGTTTTTCCCATTGATTTGTTTTAGATATTTCGCGTCCGTCAATCGTATCTATAAATGGAGAATAATTAAGTTTTCGCACCAAGTCCGTTTTCTGTTCAATAGGTATGAATTTCTTTTCAATTATGTTATAGAAATCCAAAAAGTTTTGATTTATAGTTCGCATATTTACGTTGATTAACACAATAGGTCCTTTATAATTTCCAGTGGACCGCAAATCTATAATTGTTTTTTTTGCGCGATACAAATACGCTTCATCGGAGACCAATACAAATACAGTGGATGTCATTTTTTATAGTATACAAAAAATGACTTTATATTTATAACGATTAATTAAATTCAACACTTACACTGCCTACTGTATTTAGAGTAAATGTGAATATTTTCGTCTCATCTGTTCCGCATGTATATGATTTCGTTATTGTGTAGTTACCACCATCCTCTATTGCATTACTCAACCTAATAAATCCTAGTCTAGATGCATTGGAAATATCTGCATTGTCTACTCCCGAAATACTAAATCTATATTGTTGTGCTTTTTGCAATGACGTTAACATAGTGAAATTCTCAATTGTAATTGTAATATCAAAGTCGTTCTTGGTTGTGTCATTCCCTATCGGAACCCCATTTTTACTTGCCCCTAATTTAATAATAGGGCTTTGGCTAGTGTCCTTTATAACCAAAGTTTCTACTACATCATCTCCAATTGAATCGTCTAGTGGGATAGTAAACGCCATTGTTTTGTCTCCGTCATTCGTTTGGTCGTCCCGCAACACAAATGTTCGGCTCATCGTATTTCCTACTATAAATGAACTATTGAGATTGGTTGACGTTTCACCAACCAAATCCGAATATTCAATACCAGTTATTTCGTATGGTATTACTGCATCAGTGTCCAAATAAGCGACCTCCAATGATACAATAAAGGTTTCCCCTTCATTAATTTCAGAAATTGCCTCTCCGTTTGTATTTGTGATTGACAATGCATATATGGGTCTCTGGCTGGTATCGTTGATTATAATTTGGGCGGATACATAACTGTAATCCTGTGGCAATAATCTTTCATCCGTAAACTCAACATATCCCAATGACAACGCAAATACTTCGTTTCCTTCTGTTTCAAATGAGTCATCCACAATAAAATCAATAGTGCCTCTTGAATCGTAAATAATAAAACTGCCTGATAAATCACTATAATTTGGGTCTGTTGTGCCACTTAGGTCTGATGCACTAATACCGCTAATGTCGTATGGAACAATCGTACCATCGGGCCATGCTTTAGGTGTTATCAATATTACCGTTATAGTGTCTCCTTCGTTAACGAATCCTACTTCTCCCGAATTGGATGAAATACTTAACGATGGGCCATCTAAATCATTTAATATGAGACTGGTTGATGATTCGTAATCGGTTAATAAAATAGTCAATGTCTGGCTTTGATAATTGTCAGATGCATTGGGTACAATGTTAAAAGAAATATCCATTTCGAGAATCGTATTGTCTATCCTTGAAAACACACGCGTGGTTTCTTCTACACTATCATTTGGTGTAATAATAAATGGGAACTCTAAAACGTCTTGCAATTTACCGGCTGGTATAATCAATGTTACTTTAAATTCTTCACCGTCATTGACAGATGCTTCATTTAAGAAAAGCATATTTATAGTTGTATCACTAATATCAACTTTAGTGGATAAATTCAACGAAGGGATTGAAAATATAAAACTTTCGGCGCCTTCCGTTTTGTAATCTTCTCTCAATTGAATTTGGACATCACTGTTTGTTGTAATTACATTTACGAGAGACGTTTCACCGCTAAGGTCTGTTAAATCAACCCCGCTTATAACATAACTATACGAAACATCATCCAACCCATTATATAGTGATATAGACAATAAACTATCTTCAGTTACGTCTACGTCCGTGGATGTTATAACAATATGTGGATTATTGGACGCTTGCACTACTGTCTCAATGTTGTAATCATACAACCGCAATACAAATGAATCATTATTTTTATTAAATTCATTTAAATCAAATGGGTCCATAGAAATATCCAACACCGGTGATGAGTCTAATAAAATAGTAGGTTGACTCGTATTTAATGCGAAATTATTTCCAATAAACGTATAATTTAGTTCGTCTTCTGTATTTCCGGAAGGTTTATTGATTTGGATATGGAAAAAGCCGGATAAATCATACGTAGTTTCCGTATAATACATTTTCACATACGATGAATAAACTTCACTTTGAGACAATGCTTTATTATAAAACATGAAATCTGATAGTGTTGCATTTTCGTGAATTTTTACTTTATTTATGGTACTCGCGGCAAGCACCGCTCCACTATTATAATAATACCCATTCAAATATGTTATTGTCTCAATGTCAGTAAAAACAATAGTTAGATGATGTATATTGGTTTGATTATTTATATTATAAGATGCTGTCTGAATACTATATTGTACAACATCGTTGGAATCATTCAATGAAACAATAGTGCCATCTGAATCATACACATAGAGAGATATACTAAAAGGTATGGTGTATGCAGACATGCTAGGTTCATAATCATCTATCGCCTCATAAAATGACAATGTTTTTTGTAAACTATTTCCGTTATGTAATTCATACACAATTACACGAGAGGCATGCGTACCTTGCAAACTAATTAATTTTGCTTGTAAACTATAGTTCATAATAGATGTATACACTTGTTGAGTAGAGTCGTATAAATTCTCCATTTGAGAGTTTTGCAATACAAAATCGTACAGTTTTACATCTCTCAATACTACAATATTAGAACCAGTTGAACCCACCACAACATTGTCATCTGCGTAGGCTTCTTTCAAATCCGTGTTCGTGGTGACGTTACGTTCCAATACTCCATTTTTATAAATATTAATATATGTACGGTCAAATTGAATGGCAAAATGATTCGGTATTTTTCTCTCAAACCTAATATTATGAGTCATTGTGTCTTGGTTATCGTCTTGATGTGTAATATATATGTATTCGTCTTGGATGTACACCGATGGATAACTTGATATTGAAAACACATTTTGTTTGGAAGTTATTGTATTATCATGCACATATAGCCAAAAATCAAGCGTAGAATTTGTAGACAATACAAACACATTTCCATTGGACACATTGTCATTACGCATTATATCTTTCCATTGTGACTGATTTTCAACTATAGAACTCCATTCATTCTCATATGTAGTCGGTTGGTAAAATGGAATGGGTTCAAATACGAGTCCAAAAGTACTCATTGAGACATCAGACAAAAACAAATTATTCAATTCAAATAAATTTCGTTGTATGGAGAATTTCACATCTTTGTATGATGAATTGATGAAAAACTTGATTTCATATTTATTCCACGACGCATCAGTATTCACTATTGGCGCAGTCTCATATATTACATCGTCGCTTTGAGTGAGCAAACGGATTTGGTATTTTATGGTGCTACTTGAGGTTTTATTACCAAATGCTTCCCCTGATAATGCATGATTGGCTACATAATACGCCAATAAATAATAATCTTTAAATAAGTAATCAAACGTTTGAGACAAATTGGCGGTTTCAGTAGATGAATTGTTTTTAAACAAAATTACATGTTTGTCTATCGCATCATCGTCTAAGTATTTATGCCCTTTTAACGTATTGTTTGAATTGTCTGCCATTATAATGGATTCTCCATAAAAATCATCCGGTATTGTACGCGAAAGACCATTTGAATCAAACGTCACACTTGGTGGTGAAGCAAAGTTTCCGTTTTGTATCATTGAGACACTTTGGCAATCGTCCAATACATTGAAACTGAAATCCACACTATACGACCCACCAATATATTCCACATTATATATGTCACTTATAGGTGAATCATTATATATTGTTACTATATTGCCACTATACGACGAATTCACACTAACATCAATATCAAACAATGATGTAGCAGAATTATATGAAACATCGTCAATATAAACAATGTTTTGAGAAACATTTTCGGGAGTCACATTGGAAATATCCAATACAACCAAATTGCCATATAACCCCGGATTCAATACAAAAGATACATCGGCCACATCTTCATTCAATGTAGTAATCGTTTGGATTCTCTCAATCGTGTCAAATGAGAGAGATTCATAAACGAATTTTATAGTATAACCAGTATTTAGATTCAATCCAGATATGTCAAATGTGCGCTCACTATTGGTTAGACTATATGAAATGTCGTCATTTACAAATATAGTATATGAGGTATCAATACTCACATTGGATATATCATTCCAATACAAAGAAATAGTGTTTTGAGACACGCGGTAAAAAGGGTCTATCATGACGGAATGAAATGAAAAATCAGTAATGTACGTTTGACTCTCAAATTCGTATATTCCAAAGTTTACGGGTGCATTGTAATATGTGGTGACAGTTCCGTTATAATCATTATACGGAATAATGTTTTCAATGGTAAATGGGGATTGTATAGTAATATAAAATACATCATTGAGAGACAGGTCATAATGGGATACAGCGGACGAATTTACAGAAGACATATTTATTATGGCTGAATTTCCATTAAAGGGATGAAATAATACCTCCGCATTTATTGTGGACGATGTCTCATTTAGAGTCGTAAAAATTTCATTATAGTCATAACTATTTCCGGTTTCATAAACAGAAGTTAACGTGGCATTATATGATGTATTGCGAGACAAATCAACTAATGAGAAACTGGTATCGTTTGCCGATAAATTATATATTGCGTTATTAAATTCCAAAACATATCCAGAGATATCACCAAACCCACTCCAATATAATTGGATTTCATTTGATTTCAAAATGACACGGTCATACGAGGGGGGAATTTCTAGTTTTTCCGTGGTAACATTACTTACAACGTTAACAATGTCCCCCGAATTATACAACAATGAAATCTCGGTTGTGTACGTTGTATCGGGTAATAATCCCGTAAATCTATAAGTTCTCTCAGTGACACTTTCCTGGACTACATTATTTAGAGAAATTGTATAGTTTTCACTTATATCTGAATCCACTAAGTCCCATGCCATTGTAACTGTATATGTAGTAATAGATGGGAATGTAACGATGATTGGGTCGGCAGTTTTAAATAGAGGATACCATAAATATGCCACGCCAGAACCGCCTTTCGTTTCAGCATCATAACCATACCTGCCCATCCCTCCCGCTCCGCTACCTGTGTTGGGTTCTCCATTTCCTTCTGCCGAACTAACCATATCAACCGCGTTAATATCATAATCAGCACCCTTCCCTCCCCCTCCATTTCCTCCACTTCCACCAGTCGTACCGGCATTGAAACTGGAGCTCCCTCCTCCACCTGCAAATGTATATGTTTTCCCCGATATTATAACATCTTTTCCGTGGGAACCGTCATTACCATTTAAAGACACAGTATTGTCATTTTCTTTTATTACTACCTCACCTCCTATTCCATGAGACCAATCATTTATAGGTTGGTGAAACGCTTGGTCATTACCATTCGCTGGGTTTGAACAACCAAATGCACCTTTACCACCTTCCGCAACTATTTCATAACCATTTGTCAATATTATTGTATTTCCTCCAGGTATACCTTCGTTTGAATTATTGTGTGAAAACGCAACATTATCTTGAGAACCAGTATTTCCATCCCCAATCGTAATAGCAATCTCACCGCTACTGCCATACAACTCTCCAATTACCACATTGCCACCATTGGCACCCGATGTTACATAATATGTGCCAGTACCATATCTTCCACCACTTCCGCCTGCACCGACCAAGACATAATTAAACATTTTATCTTTAAAATCATATCCTTGATAATTTTCAGAAATGTCAATATGACCGTCATTGTCGTCAATCATATAGTTCACATTATCCGTCACTCTCAGCACAGTAGATATTGTATAAGAATCATTATTTGTATAATTCGCAGTAATTGTGATTCCATATTCCATATTTTTTGTCAATTCATCAAAACTAACACTGTTTGTGGTGACCACTTTTGAAATATCTTCTGTCAACGTTACATGATAGTCACTAATATTAGTATGGTCATTTTCATATGGGTCAAATGTAATCACGACACTTTGGAGAGAAATGTCAGAGGCCACAATGTTTCCAACAAAACCACCTATATTAGAAAAATATGTATTTACAAATTCATAACTATTGCCACTATTGTAGCTGGAAACAATACGCAATTCATATTCCACATTTTTGGTCAACCCACTATATGTAATAATTGTATTATTTATTGTATTATTTATTGTATTATTTGTATCCACTTCTGTCAATACAAGGTTATAATCATTACTATAAATCGGCGACTCGTCAAACGTGAAACTCAATTCGGTATCCCTACGATTTGTTACTTGCACATTTGACACTTGATTTTCATTCAATGTATTTACATAGACCACATCAGACATGTAACTATAATCAATATATAACGTACTGACATACAAACTAAAATTCGTATTTATGGAGAGTCCCGTTATGCTATACACATTATTGTTAGACGAATCATAAAGCGAATCGTTTAAATAAATATCAAAACTATCAGGATTGTCAAACACACCAAAACACAAATCAATAAAAGTATTTCCCACGTTGGCCACTACAATTTCCGACCCTTCATTCAATGAACGGGTTTCAACTATAGTATCATAATAATGGAACAATACAATATCACTACTATAACCAACCCTCATTAATAAATTATACGACGTATCTTTTTCAATTTGAGAGTCAAAAGAAAATGTCTGTCCATATGTATCAGTGGAATCATACAATACATAAGAACTATCCGATGTACGTTTATAATAAAAATAATAATACACCTGTTTGCCAACGGATTCTATAGCTTCATCATATGAAATATCAAACCGATTCCCATAAGCACGTGTTACTGTCATATTGACTTCCGATTCGTTTAATGTACGAACGTCAATTTCATTAGACACATAATGATTGTGACTATAGTCTGTACGCACGTATATGTTGTAATCATTATTGGGAGTCAAACCTGTAATGGTAAACGCACCATCATAACCCGTCGTAATGGAGGCATATGAAGCATCATTTACAAAAATACTATAGACTTCATCATTTCCAGACGCGTCACTGTACGAAATGTCAATAGACCTGCCGTATAAAGCATAATTCGTTATCGCCGATGGACTCTCATTTAAGGTTGTGAATGAGACATCTTGCAATTCATATATATAAGTGTTTTGTGTATTGTTGTATTTAATGCCGCTGTTTAATACATATTCTTGATTAATATTCAAATTGGCAAGTGAAAATAGTCCATCGTATTGCGCTTTACTTTGTTGCAATACATCATTCATATAGATTTGATACACTACATTTGTATGGTCAATTTCACTATACGAGACATCAACCGCGGTATTGTATAAGGTGGAAACCGATATATCACTATAGTAAAACTCATCCAATGTAACTATAGTGTCTGTACGTGTGTATGTAAATTCGTTGTCTCCATATATTGTATTGATTACAATGTTATAAGAGTTGTCAAATTCTAAGTTAGTGAGAGAAATAAATGTATTGCTCGCTACATTTTCATATGAAATGGTTGTATTAAATACCACAGTTTGATTGCTTTCTTGGGTCACTGTAAATACATAATCCACTTGGTCGAATAATGGTTCAAATGAAATGTCCAACGATGTATAAAACGGAATGCTATTTATACGATAAGTGGTATTGGTTGGAAATATATATTCCACATTTTTCACCGTTCCTTCCGCTGCGGTTGTGGAAAAGTTTTTGGTATTGTTTATAGAAAAAACGTCGCCACTTATATAAGTCGCAATTACATTCACATTATACGAGGTATTGGGGGTAAGCCCTGTGACTATAAAATAATTATTTGCGACAAATGTGGAATGTTCCACTACATAATATTTGCCTTCATCATCACTGGTGACAATAATTTGATAATACGACGGGTGACCAATATATTTAAATGTAACGTAGGCGCTTGTGAAACGGGCACCATAAATACTCAGAGTAGTAGGTTGTCCTTGATATATGGTAGTAGGTGTTTGTCGTTTGATGTATTGAGACATACGATGCGAAGTGGACATATTGGCATTGTCCAGCGACGATATATTTTTATTTATCGGTATTATTTCGCATTTTTTACAAATGTCTTTTTGTGGTATTTCCGACGACATACTATACGACGTATATATATAATAAAGACGATACTATAACCTTAAAAAGTTGAATATTTTGATTTAAACTTAAATACATCACATTATTATTTTTATAGTTTTTATCAATCAATCAATCAAAATGACAGACTTAGCTGCACAATACCAACGCAAAACCGATAAGCAACATGTATTGGACAATCCCGATACATATATTGGTTCCGTGGAAAAAGTGGATTCCGAGCAATGGGTTTATAATAAAGAAACGGACAAAATCGTTCTAAAATCAATTGAATACGTTCCTGGGTTGTATAAACTCTTTGATGAAGGAGTGGTGAATTGCAGAGACCATGTAATACGCATGATACAAAGCACTGCTCCAAACAAGAAACTGGTGACCAATATTGAAATTGACATTGACGAGGCCACTGGCAAAATTACGTTGACCAATGATGGCAATGGCATTGACGTGGCCAAGCATCCAGAAGAAGACATTTGGATTCCGGAAATGATTTTCGGTCATTTGCGCACATCCACCAATTATGACAAAACACAGAAAAAGATTGTTGGCGGGAAAAACGGTTTCGGTTTCAAATTAGTCCTTATATGGTCTACATGGGGCGAAATTGAAACATTGGACCATACCCGCGGTCTAAAATATACACAAACATTTCACAACAATTTAGAAACGATTGACCCTCCGAAAATCACAAAACAAAAAACAACCAAACCCTATACCCGTGTGTCATTCATCCCCGATTACAAACGTCTAGGCTTAGAAGGATTGTCTAAAGATATGTTGAATCTAATGATAAAACGTATTTACGACATTGGTGCAGTAACTGACCACAATAGTAAAAAAATAAAAGTACATCATAATGGTCAGTTGTTGCCGGTGAAGAATTTTAGTTCTTATTTGGATTTTTATATTGGCAACAAAGAAGACACCAAACGTGTATATGAAAGTCACAATGAACGTTGGGAATACGGTGTAGCATTAACGCCGAAACAAGAATTTGTACAAGTGTCGTTTGTCAATGGCATTTGCACCAATAAAGGAGGTAAACATGTGGACTATATATTGGGTCAATTGTTGCGTAAATTGTGTGCGTATATTGAAAAAAAGAAAAAAATCACTGTAAACCAAGCCACTATAAAAGAACAATTATTATTCTTTCTAAGATGTGATATAGAAAATCCATCGTTTGATAGTCAAACCAAAGACTTTATGAATACTCCTTCTGCCAAATTCGGTAGTACATGTACCGTTTCCGATGCATTTGTGGAAAAAGTGGCTAAAATGGGGGTTATGGATATGGCATGTCAATTGACGGAAACCAAAGAAGCGGGCAAAACGAAAAAGAAAATGGATGGCAGTAAAACGCGTTCCGTACGTGGTATTGCCAATTTCGTAGATGCGAATTTTGCCGGTACTGATAAATCCAAATATTGTGTGTTGATATTGGCCGAGGGATTATCAGCCATGTCAGGTATTGTATCTGGTTTGCAAAGTGAAGACCGGAATTATATTGGAATTTATCCATTGAAAGGGAAGGTACTAAATGTTCGTGGAGCCACACGCGATTTAACGGAAAATCGTGAATTGGCAGATTTAATCAAAATATTAGGTCTTCGTATTGGACAAAAATATGATAATATAGATGAAGTACACAAAGGACTTCGCTATAGTAAAATCATGATAATGTCTGACCAAGATTTAGACGGTTCACATATTAAAGGGTTGTGTATTAATTTGTTTCATGCCATGTGGCCTTCTTTAGTGGAACTAGACGGGTTTATGAGTTTTATGAATACTCCTATATTGCGTGCTACGAAAGGAAATCAAAAATTGCAATTTTACAATGATGGAGAATATGCCAGATGGAAAGAAAGTTTAGGTGGAAATACAAAAGGATGGAAATTGAAATATTTCAAAGGTTTAGGTACTTCAACTGCCATAGAATTCAAAGAATATTTCTCCAATAAAAAGATTGTGGATTTCCAACACAAAGGCGAAAGCAGTAACAATATGGTAGATATGGTATTTAATAAAAAACGTGCAGAAGACCGTAAACAATGGTTAGAACAATACGACAAAGAACTCTATTTAGATACCAATCAGTCCAAAGTGGATTATGATAGTTTCTTCAATCGCGAAATGGTCCATTTTAGCGTATATGATTGCGAACGTTCTATACCCAATATGGTAGACGGATTGAAAACCAGTTTACGTAAAATATTGTATTGTGCTTTTAAACGAAGATTAACCAATGAGCTAAAGGTAGCCCAATTTTCAGGATACGTATCGGAAAATAGTGCTTATCATCATGGTGAAGCCAGTTTGAATGGAGCAATTGTCAATATGGCGCAAAACTATGTCGGTTCCAATAATATAAATTTATTGGTTCCAAATGGTCAATTCGGTACGCGTTTGAAAGGTGGGGAAGACAGTGCATCGGAAAGATATATTTTCACTTATTTAAATCCAATCACGCGAACCATCTTTCCAGAAGCGGACGATGCAATATTGGACTATATAGACGATGATGGTCAATTGGTGGAACCAACCTTTTATGTACCAATTCTTCCATTTGCATTATTAAATGGTATTTCGGGTATAGGAACTGGATTTTCATGCAATATTCCTTCGTACAACCCGCTAGATGTGGTAAGTTATTTACGCAATAAATTATTACAAAATGAAAACACAGAAAAATTTGTACCTTATTATGAAAGTTTTAAAGGGACTGTAAAAGAACAAGAAAAAGGAAAATATTTAATCAAAGGTTTATATGAAACAGTGGATGACAATACAATCATTATTAAAGAGTTGCCTATTGGAACATGGACAATGAATTATTTGACTTATTTAGAAGATTTAATGGATGGCGATAAGAAAAAGAAGACGTCTTCTATAGTAAAAGATTTCGTAAATTTATCTACGGAAATTCATGTACACATTACTATAAATTTAGAAAAAGGTAAGAAAAAAGATTTGGAAAGTGTTGTAGATGCGTATGGCGTAAATGGACTGGAAAAACTATTCAAACTGACAACTACTATAAGCACGACCAATATGAATATGTTTAATGAAAAGAAACAACTTCATAAATACAAATCGGTAGAAGAAATCATTGAATCGTTTTATAGTGTACGTATGGATAAATATGAGAAACGCAAACACGCGATGGTTCGTAGTTTGAAAGCGAAAGTAAATGAGCTGTCTAATCGTGCACGTTTTATTCAAGAAGTGGTCAACAATACAATTGATTTACGGAAATATGCGGACGATGCAGAAATGGATGCCTCTTTAGCCACAAAACAATACGACAAAGTGAATGATAAATATGATTATTTGACACATATGCCTATGAATACTATGAATAAAGCAAGAGTACAAAAGTTACTGAAAGAGCGTGATGATTTGAAACGTGAATTGGAAATATTGGAACAAACGTCGTTGTCAACCATGTGGTTGCGTGAACTGGATGCATTTGAAACGGAATATAAGCAATATAAAGATTATAGGAAAAAGATATTGGAATCGTCAATAATAACAAAATCTAAAGCGGTGAAAAATAAGAAAAAGTAAGCATAAGTAATTATAAGTGAATAGGTCATTTTTATAGTTTTTAATATTTAAATAAAATTTATATAAATATTTTTTCCTGTTATAGGTGTAAGAAATGGAAGAATTAATTGAAAATCCGAAGCACTATAAACCACGATATAATTCCGATACCAAGACATATAGTGATTATTTAGTACAAGATATATCTAAAGGAATTACATGTCCATGTTTTTGCATGAAAGTATTTACAAAACGGGAATCGTTTGTCTCTCATTGGAGGTCACAGCGTCACAAAAACTGGTTGGCTTATTTGAATGAGAATACAGAGGATTATTACCAAAAGTCGGTCGAACAAGAAAAGACTATATACAATCAGCAAAAATTATTGACACAAATGCAAGATGAATTGCAGCGGAAAGACATTATTATAAAGTATTTAGAAAGTGTAAACCAAAAAACTGATGATGTAACAATTGATTAATACAATATAATTATAGGATTGTATTGTATAATGAAAAGAGGTCGTTCTGCGTCCCGTTCTCGTTCAAGGTCTTTAGGAAAAATCTTTGGCAATTCTCCTATAGGGTCAGTGGAAGAAGAACGATATTATTTGCACCCCAACCGTCTAAGCAAATATTCACGCCGTCATGCCCCATATTACGCGAATGTAGAGCGTAGAATGATGGATGAACATAATGGAACATATCACGATTATCTTGATAAAATGAATGTAGTGGATGATATTATTCAAGAAGACGGAGAAAATCTAAGAAACCAATTGTCGTTTCGTGTTGACCCTCGTAACTTCTATTCAGACCAAGAAATGATAAAATTAAAATTAAATCAGAAAAAGAAGAAGAAAAACTCGCCAAGAAAGTCAAAGAAAGAAAAATCTAATTCATCAAAGTCAAAAAAAGGAGGAAAAAAAAGAAGAACAACAAAAAAGAAATAAATAAAAAATTATACGATTTTGTCATATAGTTTTTTACTATAGTGTTATCAAAACTTATAAATTCTTTCTCCATTTGTCACTACATATATTTCTTGGTCTTTTACTTTCATTTGAAAACTGTGAACGGGTAAATTGAGAATACTTTCATCAATTGTCTCATTGTCCATTTTTTTCATATTGCCTAAAAAGATAACATAACGAGGTACATTAAAAATTTCACTATATTGAGAGTCATCAATTGATTCAATAAAAGCATACACATTGTCTAGTCCACTTATATTACTTTTGGGAGGTAACAATCGTTGTCTTTCTTTTTCAGTTAATTTTGTCTCAATTTTGTTTTTTTTAACAATACAACTGTAAAGCATTTTAGGGATTTCAGTGACTTCATTTTCTTCATTTCGTATGTCTTTTATCCATTCGTAATTGTCAAACGTGTCTCGTACATCTGGATGGATTCCTATATTGTGTATTTTCTTTTGATTGACGATTTCATCTAAAATGGCCCAACTATATTTAGGCGTTTTGTCTTGTTTATGAAAATGGTCGGATAATGTTTTGGATGGGCCTTTCAAATAGGCGATGAATTTTTCCACATTAAATGCAATATAACCATGAGACATATTTTCATAATAATAAGACCCTTTGAAACAATCTTTGCTATAGTCTAAGAATTCTTCTGTAACATTGGACTCGTCAATATTAAAAAGGGGGTAAATAATGTCATAACACATATTGAGAATGTATGTATCGTGTGTTTGTTCATCGTCAAGGGCAATGGGTTTATACGTAAACGAGGGGAAATTATACATTTTACTTTGTTCGTCGTATTGAAGCATACAAGACAAATAAGGGTCATAGTTGGTATTATTACATACAATATACAAATACAAATAATAGTTTATAGGCTCGTTTTCTACACTATCAAACTCTGGAATAAATTGACTTTGAGAGTCGGTTAAATAATAATAGGGTTTGTCATTAAATATGTGTGTAGTGGACGGTTCTTGAGACGCCAATACATAAACCATCTTGGCTTCTTGATTCCAATTGAAATTGGAAATAGAACCATTATCTTCATCACTGCTACTGTATTCCAACGATTCATTTACTTTTTGTCTTATCGTTTGGGTATTGTATTCGTCGTCACTTGATGATTCATCATCTTCGTCGTATTCTGTGCTTTCATCTTCATCATCGTCTTCTTCTTCGTCTTCTTCTGTGCTTCCATCGTCATCGTCATCGTCATCGTCATCGTCATAATCGTCATTTGATTCGGATTCATCGTCATTTGATTCTTCCATACTTATGGATTCAATATCAACGTCTAAACTATCGTCTGTATTGTCTGAATCGTATTGTGGTTCCGCGGATTTTATAATAGACAAAGCTTTTTCTTTGAAACTATGGCTATTGCCTTTTGACAAGCTCATTTATAGTTCTATATATGTATAATTTATATTAGTTTTTAAAATTAATATAAAGACAAACGCTTTATAATATTATCTTATTACAAGGCGACAATAGAGTTTAGAAAACAATGGATGATTCAAGTACATGTATATCAAGCGTTTTTTCGGAATATGAACCCAGCTTATATACAGAACATAGTGATGTATCAAATAAAAAGAATGGGTATGATAAACCATTAAAAAACGGGAAATATATAATAAAACGTACTATAAATGGAAAATTGAAGAAAATCAGTTTATTTAATACACCGGAATTACCAAATGCAAAAATTATCAATGCGGTTACTGGTATTCCATATTATGATGATGGAGATAAAATAAAATATGTAGTTGGTTCGGCACAAGAGCACGACGTGTTTAGAGTGAAATATTTAACACTGGAAAAAGGGATACCAGGGCTTTCGTTATTTTACGATAGTCCAGAACAATACGAACGACATACACAAACCGTCTTAAAACCCGACATTAAAAACAAATGGCATCTAAAACGAAAAGATTACAAGAGAAAAATGAAGAAAGAAATTGAAGGACAGTAAAAATTGAAGGACAGTAAAAATTGAAGGACAGTAAAAAATTGAAACAATTATAATTTTTTTGTAACTATAAAACTCATTATAGCTACAAATATGAACTTCCATCCTATGTACAAATTATTGGATTGGATTCCACGAGATAAGTTGAACTGGGAAAAATGTGTAATAATTCATGGTATTTTACCCGCAAATATAAAAGAGTTTCAGATATGGAAACAAAATAACGAAAGTAGATATTGGCAAATATTGTGTGAACATCCCACGTCGTTTACCGAGATTGAAAACAATATAGATAAATTAGACGAAGAGTGCTGGTGGCGTTTATGTGAGAATCCAAACGCGTTGTCTATTATAGAGAAACATATAGATAAACTAGATGTATATTGCTGGTGTCGGTTGTGCGAAAACCCAAATGCAATCCCGTTAGTAATCCAAAATATGGATAAAATACTTGCGACAGATAATAGTTTTTGGGGATGTTGGGGCGCACTGTCCATAAATTCAAATGCAATTTCTATATTAAAGCAAAATTCAGATAAAATCAATTGGCAATGTTTATGTGCAAATACAAACCCAGAAGCTATAGAATTGATTCGCGATAATATTGATAAATTAGACATTCATTGTTGGTGGAATTTAAGTGAGAATCCGAATGCGATTCCTATTTTGGAAAAACATTTAAACAAAGTGGATTGGCGCGATGTGTCTAGAAATCCGAATGCGATTCCTATTTTGGAAAAACATTTAGAAAAAGCGGATTGGTCTTGTTTGTCTCAAAACCCAAACGCAATACCTTTATTGGAAAAACATATGGATAAAATTGATTGGAATTTACTTGCAGCCAATACAAATGGCGTTCATATATTAGAAGCCAATATTGATAGATTTTATGATTCTGAAATTGACTTTGATTCTAGGGTTTGGATTCGGTTAGCTAAAAATCCGTGTGCCATACCGGTCATTGAAAAGTTTGTCCACAAAATCAATTGGCGTTATTTGTGTAAAAACCCAAACGCACTTTCACTTATTGAGAAACATTTATACAAAATGAACGATGATTGTTGGAACGAAATCTCACAAAACCCGTCTATTTTTGTATTGGACACAAAAGCAATGAAAGAAAAATGCATGCATTTTGCCGAAGATTTAGCCGCTTATGTATTTCACCCGGAACGGGTTGAGAGAATAGCTGGATTCCATCATATGGATTTTGATGAATATATGGAATTGATATAAATTCAATATATGCTCTCATAAATATATAAAAAAATAATATGAGTATATGTAAATGAATAAAATGACTCGTTATAGTGTTCGTCTTTTACCGGTCATTCATAAAGAATTGTCTCCGGTTGTAAATATCAATCGTGCTTGTGACTTACGTACCAACTATAGTGAACCTTCCATTGAAACGATACAAAAACACATTCAAATGAAACAAACTATTGATTATTTGAACAATACCAGAACCCCAAATGTACACAAATTGATTATTGCAAAATGTATTTTAGACGCGTATTTTGATGAAGAAGATATGAATGGACTTCAAATGGCAATGAATTTAGGGGCTGGGGGATTGTTTGATGGATGGGACGACGATGATGATAAGGATGACGATGTATAAACCCGCTGTTAATATGTATCAAATTATAATTCATACATATTTTTTTACTTCTTCTTTTTGTTCTTATTTTTCTTGGCTTTTGGTTTTGTTGCAGGGATAGGAGCAACCTCTCCGATTTCTTCCGCTATTTTTGCAATTTGTTCGTCGGTCATCAAGGACTTTTCTTGTTTTTCCGCATCATTGGGTCTATACACTAATTTACCTTGGTCTTGCTCTAATTTGAATTTGTCTTCGCGATGTTTTTGTGCTTTCGCACGTAAACGGTCTTTGGTTTCTTGTGATTTAAACATACGGTCTAGTTTGGCAGTATCCATTTTCATATTTTTGCCCATTCCGCCCATGCCGCCCATATTTTTCGCCATGTTTTGGAACATTTCTTGCATTTGTTTGGAATTGCCGCCCATTTCTTTCATTTTTTGCAACATATCAGAGGCTTCTTTCATCAAATCTTCTTGAGACAAATCGCCGGAATTCATTTTTTCTTGAAATTTGCCTTGGATTTTTTGTACCAATTTCATAAATTTATCGGGTTGTCTCATTAACTTTTTAAATACATCGGTTGGATTTGATTTTTCATTAAAATCATTGGGGTCAATCCCTAAAGTTTCTTGAATATCGTCCGTCAATTCCTCCATCAATTCTTTCGCTAAAGAACCTAACTTTCCGCCAAACAATCCCTTCAAGTGACTATGCAAATCGTCGGCATTTGGCATATCGCCAAAATTTGGCATTCCTGATGATGATGCCGGTTCTTCGTTTTCCATATGTTTTTCAAATTCTTCTTTTGCTTTTTCTAAATGTTCAAACATTTCATCCATCATGTTTTCACCATTTTCCGTGTTGTCCGTATTTTCATCCATATTGCCACTTAAATTCTTTTCCATATCTTGGAAAAAATCGCCTAAACCCGACATCGCTTCAGTTAATTTTTCTTGCAATTCCGTTTCATCTACTCCTTCAAACATATTCATTGCATTCCCGAATTCAGTCTTGTCTTTAACACTTCCTATAATGGTAAATAAAACCAATTGCAAATATTTCCATATAGATTCTTGTGTACTTTTAGAGATGCCTTCGGCGTAGTAAAGCTTTTTGAAATCAACACGGGGTAAAAACATAGTATTGTCCATATTGGTTTCTTTAAATAATTCTTCGTTTTGGTACAATATATCAAAAAATCGTTCGGGATAAATATTTAGGCAATATTTGTATAAATCTTTCCAACCTTCTTCGGAGGTTTCTTCACTATATACCCACCATGATGATTTGTACTCCGGGAATGTAGTATCTAAATCTTTTATGAAATCAATCATAATGGACGAAAACTTTTCGGGCAATTCAATTACTACTGGTTCGGTTGAAGAGGACATGATAATATACTATAAATATTAATTATTTATACTATATTTTGACGAAAATCATATTTTTGTAATTTAGACAATTCTTTCTCCAAGGGGTGGCGGTGGAATCAATGAGGCAGGGTTTTCTTTGCCCCATTCTAAATGCTTGAAATCGCGGTCTACTTGTTGAGGACGTTCCATAGGCATGACTAATGTGCTTTGGTCTCTTAAATAGTTCAAATACCCTTGTGCTTCATTATATACTTTAGGAATTGTATAGTTCAATACGTATTGATTTAATTGTTGTATTTGGTCTCGAATAGATTCGGTTTTAGAGTGTTTTGCGTATTGTAAATAAAAAGACCTCATGATGATTTTTAAGTTGTCAATGTTTTGGGGTGGTATAACCATTTGCTTTTTAGACATGTCATACACACCGGCTCTCAAACCATTTTGTAATATTTGAACATTTGCTTCTGAGAAATAAGTTGTTGCTAAAAGGCTGTCTTCTTGCATATAGGCCATTGGGTCGCGATATTCGGTAGATTTATTTTTAATTGCAATCTTTTCCGCCATTTTAAAGCGAACGTCGGGGGTTGTATCGTCTAATAATTGGACACGGCCATTATATGATTCGTAATTTATTATATTGCGTGTATTTGCTCCTAAATTAGAATCCCAACTAACACCGACTTTTTCTTCTTTTATCGGGCTCCATCCATTTTTATACGGTTCCATTATAATGTGCTATAAGATATTGTTTTAGGCGTATTTATCTTGAAGAATAAAATACTAAAATAAATATATAGAATGGATAGTTTTTATACAATTGTAGTTGGTGTAGCGGTTGTATTTTTATTGTTATGTCTAATTGTGGTTGGTATTGCGTTACAAAAAGAAAGTGAAGATGAAGAATATCCCAAACTGCAAGCCAAATGCCCAGATGGATGGGAAGTTGATGGAGACGGTTGTGTATTGAATTCTTTAAACCAAGGTGCTTTAACGGTTACTGGCACATACACGGATGTTTCGTTTGGTACAACAATATGTGAGAAACATAAATGGGCAAGTGACAATGGTGTAATATGGGACGGCGTGTCCAATTATAATAAATGCTAATGGGTGGGGGAACCTAGGTTCCCCCATACCCCCCTCCTCGGGTGTGCGTTTGGTGGTATGCGTTTGGTGGTGTGCGTTTAGTGGTGTGCGAGCGCAGCGAGCACATTTAGATGGTTTATTATTTGGGGGTTTGGTGGTGTGCGAGCGCAGCGAGCACATTTAGATGGTTTATTTCTTAGGGCGTTTGGTGGTGTGCGACCACAGTGAGCACTTATTAGATGGTTTATTTCTTAGGGCGTTTGGTGGTGTGCGATCGCAGCGAGCACTTATTAGAGTATGCAAGTAGATGTGCTCGCTTCGCTCGCACGTATTGATACAATAATCTATTATATCAATACTTATATCAATAACAATACAATCAAACTACAGACGGGGTTTCTCCCAAATTCACTTCCAGTTTGCTATAATGAAATGGTTCTAAATATATCACATTCTTTTCTAATTTCCCATTCACATTATATATTTTTTCACATTCCATTATTTCGTATTGTAGTTTTTGGATGTATTGAGACAATGGGGCAATCAATTTGTATTGCGTCTTGACAGCTTCTTCCACATCCCCTTCTCTCAATGACTCTTTTATCTTTTTCAAATTATTGTGTATTAATTTTTGTTTTTCTTTGATTTCCGTCATCTTTTCTTCATTATAGTGCAATTCTTCGTGTTTCGTCTTTAGTTTCTCATAAAATTCATTGGCCGTCTTGTATGCTTTCATTTTGTCTTCAAATTGTTCCGCCGCTTTCTTTTCTCCCATATGATGAAACAATGTTGCCATCTTTTGATGTATAATCTCTTCTTTCAATTCATCAATCGTTTCCAAATACATATTGATTACTTCTTCGCGATTTTGATACTTTCCTTTATGAATCACTATATTCCATTCACATGGCGGATTCCCTCCACAACGTACATCATATTTACTTGCATCTTGAGAAAATACCATACCCACTGTCTTCTCACATCCTTGACATTTAGGCAAATTCTTCTTTTTGTCTCGTCGTATATCCATTAATTCCCCTTCGTATTTTGATTTAATACGGAAATATCTATTTAATGTCTCATTTAGCCCTTCCGTTGTATCTTCTTCCGGTTTATGATGTTCTTGTACAATCTTTTCTGGATATATTCCTTCAACTATTGTGGACGGGATATTTTGCAATACCATATGCGGATTGTTTTGACAATGGAGGATTTTGAGACGTATATTAGGTGCCAAATCCAGGGTTTTCAATTGGTTGTGGTCTACGTATAAGTTTCTCAATGTTTCTGCTAAACCTGATAATGATGTTAATTTATTGTATGAACAATAGAGTTTTTTGAGACGTTTGCATCTAGACAAATCTAAAGTATGAATCATATTGTTGGATACATGCAATTCGTCTAAACCTTCTGGTAAATCTTTCAATTCTTCTAGTAAATTATGTTGACATGAGAGGATTTTGACTTTTTCTGGAATATTGACTATAGAAGTAATGTCTCCTTGTTCATGAAATATAATATGTTGAACATTGCGAAACCCCTTTTCATTTAATATGGCTAAATTAATATGGCCGTGTAATGGTATGGTGATATTTAATTCTTTTTTACGTTTGTCTGATTTTAATAAAAATTGTTCTAGCTCTTGTTGCCCCACATTGTTTTCCTCCAATACATTCAATCTTCGTTGAACTTTATCAATTGACGCAATCATTTTGTATACTATACATAGTATACAAAAAATATA